TCTTCCAGCGCGGCGACTACGGCGTCTGCCTCGCCGGCGTCGAGGACTGGCTTCCGATCGACGACCGCACCACGAAGCTGGCCGCGTCGTTCAACTCGGTCGTTCGCACGCCAGCTCCGGTCTACCTGGGCGGCATCTACTACGACGGCACCGCGGCCGGCGGCCTCGACGAGGTCATCATCAAGGCGACCGGCAAGGCTGGCAAGTACGGCGCCAAGACGTCGCACATCTTCGCGAACCCCGAGTCGCTGTCGGACCTCGAGCTGATCTCGAACTCGAAGATGCGCATCCTGGGCGAACTGACCACGTCGATCCGCAACGAGACCGGCGACCTCATTGTCGGCTTCAGCGGCTACAAGGCGCTCGTCGGCGGCCGGGTCGTCCGCATCTACCCCGACCGCAACTGTCCCTCGAATCGCCTCACCGGCCTGCAGCTCAACACGTGGACCCTGTGGCACACGGGCGAGCTGATCAACTGGACCGGCGAGAGCTACACCGGCAACCGCCTGCAGCCCTCGCAGAACGAGGACAGCGCGGAAGCCCGCCTCGCGAACTACTCCAACGTCGGCTGCTCGGCACCGGGATGGAACTGGAACGCGAAGATCAACCCGAGCACCTGAGGAGCGGCCATGACGATTCAAGGAACCGCTCGATGCACTCATCCGCTGGAGACGGCGCGCGCCAGCAGCGTCACGCTGTACGCGCACGTCACCGGTGGCGGCGCAGCTGCCAACTGCACGCTCGACGCGCAGAGCGCCCTCAACGGCGAGATCACCGCGCTGACGTACTCGGGATCGACCGGCATCTACACCGGGACGTTCCGCTACGTCTACCCCGCGCTCGTCGGCTCCCCGATCATCTCGTGGGGCGGCGAGGGCACCGCTGGTCTCTTCGGAAAGATCACGGCCATCGACGTCACCGCCGGGACCTTCACCGCCAAGTTCTACGTCAACAACACGCTGACGGACTTGGCGACCACCGACATCCCCTACTTCACGTGGACGGTTCGCACGTCCTCAAGGAATCCGTAACATGCTGACTGCAGCTCAACTCAAGCAGGTCGGAAACTTCGACCAGAGCACCATCGACGGGCTCTCGGACGCGATCGGCGCCGGCATCGACGCCGTCTCCGCGGCCGGCGCGCTGTCGCTCACCACGTACCTCACCGAGCTCACCGTCTCGGGCACCAAGGCGTACACGCTCGCCGCTCCGACCGTCGCTGGTCAGCGCAAGCGCATCGTGTGCGTCTCGGCTGCATCGACGCCTCTCGGAACGGTGACGATCTCCAGCCCGGACACCACGACGGGATTCGCGTGTGCCTCGGCGTTCACGTTCACCGACGTGGGCCAGGCGATCGAACTGGTCGCGACGGGCGCAACCACGCCGCTCTGGCGCGCAACGCGTGTCCAGCGCGCAGGTGGTGCGGCCAACGCGGTCGTGGTCGGCACGACCCCGCTCACCGGGCTGAACCTGTGGATCCGGTACTGCTGCTCGGTGACCAACACCGTGTCGTCGACCGGGGCCAACGCGCTGCCGAACGGAAGTGCGGTCGGCGAGCGGTGCATCGTCACGTGCTCTGCTGTGTCGGGAACCCCGGTCGGAAGCATCGACGGTGTGTTCACCGGGATGATCGCGGAGGCGTACACCCACCTCGGCGCGATCGGCGTGGTCGCATCGGCCACCGTGGTCGGTGACTGCGCCGTCCTCGAGTGGACCGGATCGGCCTGGTCGGTGATCTACCAGAACGGCTGCACGCTGAGCTGAGTCGTGACCAACTTCGTCGACGACAACACCGCCCTGGACGCTGCGCTATACGCGGCGAAGACCGACATCAAGCCGGTCACGAACGCGACGAGGCAGATCACCGCGGCCGATCTCAATGCGATCAGGACCGCGCTCGACGACATCCGGACCGTGCTCCAGCGCGCTCCGGTGACCATCAAGGCGTTCGGTGCTGTCGGCGACGGAGTGACCGACGATACGGCGGCGATTCAGGAGGCGCTTGACTACGCGGCGTCGCTGGGATCGATCTCGAACGGCACGTTTCGCGGGTCCGAGGTGCTGATCCCGCGATCGACGCGGCCGTACATGTTCAGCAACCTGCAACTCCCCGGCTACGTGTCGCTGGCCGGAGAGCAGATGGGGCACTGCGTTCTGCGGCGCATCACCGGCTCGACGGGCAGCGCGATCCGCGAGCAGAACAGCACCGAGGACCCGAGTGGTGCCGGCGGCTCCGGGTCCTGGATTCGAAATCTCAGCCTCGATGGCAACGGCACCGCGGGCGATGGGATCAACCTCGGTGCGATCACGCAGCTCAACTTCCTGGCCGGCATCGAGAACGTGTTCGTATCCGGCTTCCCGTCGGGCTCCGGGTTCAAGCTCAACGCGAATGCGATCTCGTGCCGCTACCTGTGGGCCAACGGCAACCAGATCGGCGTCAACATCACCGGCGGTGGCGGCAATGGATGGTTCGGCATCTGGGCAGAGAACAACACGCAGAACGACGTGGTGATCGGCAGCTCGGGGGACAACTTCTACCACATCCAGACCGAGCCTGGACCCGATGTCGAGACCACGCCGAGTATCCTCATCACCGGCGCAGACAATCACTTGTTCGGCGTGTACGTCGGGCTGCTCGCTAACCGGAACGAGATCATCCGGATCTCGACCGGCGCGAACAGATGCGGAGTTCGCGGCGTCAGGATGGCAGCCAACGGCCACACCTTCACTCACCTCATCCTCAATGAAGCATATGCGCTCGGCACCGGGAACACCGTCACGGACGTCGACGAGTACGTGATGGGCGAGGCCACCGGCGCCGCATCCTTCTACATCAACCAGAGCACCGGGCAGGTCAACTCGACCATCGCGGATCTGGTGACGCTCGGTGGGGCGCTCAAGGGCGCGGGTACGCGCGCGGCAGCGCCGAGTACCGGGACCCATGTTGCCGGCGAAGTCGTGTTCAATGCTGACCCTATCTCCGGTGGCTTCGCCGGATGGATCTGCGTTACCGGAGGAACCCCGGGGACATGGAAGTCGTTCGGGGCGATCTCATGAGCAGCCTTCCCGCATTCCTGCCTGCTCCTCTCGGAGGCGACACCATGAAGTCTCTCGCCGACATCATCTCGATCGTTCGCTTCCGGGGCGACATGCGGAGTTCCATCCGCTTCCCTGACGCGAACCTGACGACCGAGATCCAGGCGTCTTGGGCCGAGCTCTACCAGCTGATCGCGCAGACGAACCAGGGCTACTGGGACATCGTGAGCACGGTGTTCACGATCGCCGGCGTGGACTATTCGCCGCTGCCCGACAGCACGTGGGTCGTCCGCAAGATCAGCCGGCTCGAGGGCACGTCGTACGTTCCGATGGACCAGATCGGCATCGACGAGATCGACAGCTTCGCCCCGACCGGTCGACCCTACTGCTTCCGGTCCACCGAGCGCGGGGTCGACCTGTACCCGACACCGGACGCGGTCTACACGCTGCGCTTTGTCACCACGCCGCTGGCGCCGCAGCTGAACGAGGCGCGCGAGTTCTTCAACGGATGGGAGGAGTTCGTCATCTACGGCGCGCTCATCCGGCTCGCGGCGAACAGCGAGCGCGACATCACCGCGTGGGAGCGCCAGCTCGAGAAGGCGCGCGTCGTCATCACCGGTGGAGCGTCACAACGCAAGGCGCAGGAGCCCGACTACATCCCGATCCGCGAGTGCTACTGGGATGACGTCGTTCGCGACGAGAGGTGGCGCTGATGGCCGGGCGCAGACCACAGCGCATCCCGCCGGCGACGTCGCTCGGACTGACGCAGGTCGACGATCCGCAGGTCGCACGCGCGTTCGAGGAGACCGGCGCGGCGATTGAGCGACTGCAGCGCGCTCGGAACCGCGAAGCGAAGGTCGTGGATCTAGTCGTCGGGACGAACAAGGTGCAGCACGGCCTGGGTCGCGACGCGCTCGGATACACGATGGTCGCCACGGTCGCCGACGCGACGTTCGCGCACGCGATGGACATCGCGAACCCGCATCCGGATCTCGAGGTCTGGATCACCGTCGTCGGCGTCGACCAGCCCGATGCGCGCGTGGAGGTCTGGTGACGACATACCCAAACATCGGACTCACGTTGCCGGTGCGCGGAGTCTCGGGCGCTGGCGTTTGGGATGACACGCAGGACGCGAACACCGCACTGATCGACGCGCATGACCATTCGCCAGGCAAGGGCACGACCGTCAAGACGAACGGGATCGAGATCAACGCCGATCTGACGTTCGCGTCGCTGTACGCGCCCATCAACCTGCACCGCCTGACCTTCGCGTCGATCGTCGCGCTGACCTCGAACAATAAGAGCCTCTTTGTCAACGCAGTCAACAATGAGCTGACGTGGCGATCGAGCGCCGGCACCAACGTGCAGATAACCAACGGGGCCGCGTTGAACGTTGGCGCCTTCGCGGGCGCGATCGGCGGCGACTACGTCTCGGTCGCCGCGGCGCTGAACTTCGACGACTCAGGCGATCGCTACACGTTCAAGCAGAACAGCGGCACCGGATGGGCGCGGCTCGCGAGCGGCGACGTGCGCCTGTTCGAGACCGGCACGAGCGACGCGGTGTTCGTTGGGCTCGCGGCACCGTCGGCGCTCGCGGTGTCGTACACGATGACGTTCCCGACGAGCCCAGATCCGGGGAGCACTGGGTTCGCCCGAGTTCTCACGGTCAGCCCCTCCGGTACGGTCTCAACGACGCCGTTCGCGGCGGCCGGGCAGGTATTCCCGATCCAGCTTGCCGCCCCGGCCTCAGGAGCGACGCTTGGCAGCACGCTCGCGCTGCTGACGACCACCGGATCGAACTATCTGCCGGTGATCATGCCGACGGGCGGAACGGTCACCGCCTGGAAGGTCTGGATCCAGAAGACCAGCGCGGCGGGGACGATCAGCGCACAGCTGGAGCTCATCAACGGTGCCAACGGCTCGGTCAGCAACATCGGCGCGGCGGCGACGAACAGCGCGAACAACCCGGGCTACGTGCAGCTCGAGATCACCGGGCTGAGCAACGCCAACGGCGACGGCTTCTTCTTCCGCATCAACCTGACCGGCGGCGGAACCACCGGAGACATCGTTCTTGGCTACCGGGTGGTGTGGACGTGATGGCCGGGCGTCACGGGGCTGCGTCGCAGGCCACTCGCGCGCCGTCGTCGCGGATCACCGCGGCGCCAACCTGCAGGTCCGGCTCGAGCGCATTCACCAGGTTCACCAGGATGATCTCCGGGCACGCGAACCTGGCCACGGCCACGCTCAATTCTGTTTCGCCGTCAGCGACGTGCAAGGAGAGCGTCCTGGTCTCCCCGGCTGGGCAGGAACCAGTGACGCGGATCTCCGACGCGTACTTGTACCGCCAGATGGCAACGGCACACTGGTCCGCCTCGCTCGGGGCTGGCATAGCAGCCGGCCCCTCTACGCATGAAAACAGAAGGGCACTCGACAGCAGCAGTACGGTCTTCATTAGCTCTCGCACCATCCTGAGTCGCGCTCGGTCGGCGCGCAACCTGAACCCCCGCGCAGAGGTGCCGCATGGCGCTACGCCCCGCTGAGGTTCACGTCGGGTTTCGCGGGGGCGTATCTACGCGCGCCGACAGCAAAAACGTCCCTCCGACGCAGCTGCTCGTGCTCGAGAACGGCGTCTTTTCCCGTGAGACGTCCATCCGCAAACGCAACGGCTACGAGTCGCTCGCATCGGTGATCGACGGCTCGGCGTCCGTCCTGTCCGGCGCGATTCGTACAGCCACACGCGACAACGAGCTGATCGCGTTCACCTCGAACCGCGCCTACTCGCGCCAGACCGGCGCGGACCAGTGGAGCGACACCGGAGCGGTCTACAGCGTAGTCGGCAACGATCGGCCGCTCGTCAAGACCGGGACGCAGCAGCTACAGCCAGATCACGCCACGCTCGACGACGTCACGGTCGCGGCATGGGAGGACTCCGCCGGCGGCGTGTGGTGGAACGTCGTCGACGCCGTGAGCGGCAGAGTCTACCGCGCGGCAACGCAGGCCGATGCGCTCGGGCGGTCTCCTCGGTGTGTCACGTGCGGCCCCAACCTGCACATCTACTACGCCGTCCCGACGACGAACAGCGTGATGGCGATCGTCGTCAACCCGGCGGCCCCGAGCGCGGCGATAACGCCCGTCGTTCTCGTCTCTGACCTGGACTTCACCCAGCCGATCTACGACGCGTGCGCGACTGCGCGATCCGGGACGCCGGCGGCGATCGCATGGTTCGAGGCTGGAACGACGGCGATCCGCCTCGGCTACGTCGACGCGTCGGGTACGCTCGGGTCGCCGATCCTCGGACACCCATCCGTGTTCACGTTCGCCGCCGCGCGGGATGCGACGTCGCCGCTTGGTCTCGCGTTCGAAGACAATGACGACCCAGGATCCGGTCTCTTCGGGATCGCCTACATCTCGGGGGGCGCATCCAAGGTGGCGATGTTCGGCGCCGGGGCCGTCTCACCGGCGGATCCGATTGCGCAAGTCGGCTCGACGAAAACAGGACCGGTGGTCGTCAGCATCGTGCGCGTCACCTTGGCTCTGACCAACGTCGTCGCGATCACGGCATGGGAGGAGGATGCAGTCGACCCGTCGAACGCATCGGTGATCATCGCCCGGGTCAGCTTGAACTCTGGACTGGGCGCGACCTTCACAGTGCGGTCGGTCGGGATCGTCGCCCGCGCCTTCCTGATCGGCGGCTCCTCGCTGACCAGCAGCGCCTTTGTCACGCTCGTCCACGACACGACGTTCTTCAACGTCTACGTGACGCTCCGAATGAGCGACGGGGTCTGCGTTGCGCGACTAGCCCCGGGCGCCGCGGCTGGACTCCCTGGGCGACAGCACCTCGCGTCGGCGCCGCTCGATGGTGACTCCGTGTCCATCTCCCTACCCTTTCGTGAGCGACTCGTCTCCGAGAACAACGACAAGTTCCGCGAGACCGGGATCCGCCTGTTCACGCTCGATTTCGATAGCGAGGACTCGCACCAGTACGCGCAGCTCGGCCGCGGGCTCTACCTCGCCGGTGCGTGCCCGCAGCACTACGACGGGCGACAGTGGACCGAGCAGGGGTTCCACGTCGGGCCCGAGCTGATCGTCACAGTCTCCGCAGGCGGTGGTTCGATGACATCGGCGGTGACGTACCTCTACCGCGCCTGGTACGAGCGCACCGACTTCCAGGGCGAGGTCCATCGCGGCCCGGTCTCCATCGGCACGCTGGTCACGATGGGCGGCGCCGACACACAGGTCACGCTGACGCTCCCCACGCTGCGGATCACACAGGGCACCAACACGCGGATCTGTGTTGCGCGATCGCTCGCATCGGACACCGGTGATACGGCCGAGCTGTTCCGCGTCACCTCGCTCGACCCGACCACGGCGGGCACTGCGAACGGCTACGTCGCGAACTCGACCAGCGTCGACACCGTCTCGTTCATCGACCAGATGAGCGATGCGACGCTGCGCACGCAGGAGCCGCTCTACATGAACGGCGGTGTTCTGAGTAACGACCCATCGGCGCTCGGCTCGGTCGTGTTCCGCGGGCAGTCGCGGCTATTCTTCACCGACCCGTCGAATGGCCTGAACCTGCGCTACTCGCAGCCGCTCGATGACGGCTACGGCGTCGAGATCCCGCCGGACCTCGTGATCGGATGCGACCCGTTCGGCGGCGACATCACGGCCGGTGCGTTCCAGGACGGGCGCGGCGTGATCTGGAAGGCGTCGAGCATCTTCCTGTTCCAGGGCGATGGTCCGGCGCCGAACGGCGACACCTCGACGGGCGGCTTCTCGACGCCGCAGCTCATCACGTCCGACGTCGGCTGCACAGACCCGTCGTCGATCGTCCTGACGCCGAACGGCCATATGTTCAAGTCGGCGAAGGGCATCTACCTGCTCGCTCGCGACGGGTCCGTCTCGTATGTCGGTGCCCCGGTAGAGGCGTACAACGCCCAGACGGTGCGGCGCGCCACGGTCATGCCGGACCGCACGCAGATCGTGTTCCTGACCGACAGCGGCCTCTCGCTGCTGTTCGA